TTGTGGGCATCCATCCTGATATAGGCGGTCCCGGTGGCGGCGCAATCTTCAATAGCCATGGCCATGCAGTAGGCCGGGAGCGCAAGCCCGGTGCCCTCTTGCAGGCTGGTTATTTTCAAAGCGGCCTTGGTTTCCCGGTCTTTGTAAATTTTAGCCCAACGTTGCTCATCCGTGAGTTCGCGCCATGTAGGTTGTTTCTTGCGTGGAAGCGGGGTCTTTGGCGTGGCGGCGTTCATAATTCTCTCCAATATTTTTGGTCGTGTCCTACAACCATATCTTGTTTACGGGGCTTCCCGGTGAGTTTTCTTACGTCACCTTTCAGATGATCCATATACGCCCCTAAGAACGAATTGACAAACGGGTGCCCGCCTCCATGGCGACGGTGTAGATCAGGGGGTGAATAGCTATGGAAGATCGGTGTATTTGGTCCGGGTCTCTGTTCGAACCAAGCCCGCGCCTGATCAAACAGAAAACTGTCATGCCATTCTTTCTGAGTTTGGAACGTCCCATGCCGATAGAACCGCAGCACCCGTTGCAGGAAGGCGTAAGTCTGTGTTCGGGCAAGGTTGAAGAACATGAAACCACATTCAGAATATTTGTAGTTTCTGCCAAGGTAACAAAAGTCCTTGTCTTTTGGGGCCATGTCTTTTTGGACAACCTTCAAAGGCACTGCGCTATGCGTCACGGTGTCGGCGTCCACCCAGATCATCCCGTCATAGGGTGGTGTGCAATCGTGCATAGAGAACCGGGCGAACTCACTCAGGACAAATGGCTTGTGGCAGAACTTCACAGCGTCGAAGCGGTAGTTGTATCGGTCTGCCCCGTGCCCGGTCATTGCAGGGATAACCCCCCAAGTCTTGATAAACTTGGTACGCTCCGGGATGTCGTCGTAGTGGTAAAAAATGCGCGGGCTTTTAATCTCGTCTTTCAACCGGGCGTCGGGGTAACAATGCAATTCCACTCCCTGAGGCCACATCTTGTCAAAGGTTTCGACAGATCGTTTGGCGTACTTGTCCCACCCTTCTTTTGAGAATGTGGTAACAACAGCAATTCTACGCATTAAACCCCCTCCGAAGTCATTATTGAAGCCTTACGGGGGTCTACCCCGTGATCAACCCATGTCTGTGTTTTGGATGACAGCCCATGTGTAACACCCGCGACCGCATCAGCCAAATCCTTTGATCCGTCCGGGGGGTGATCAACCTTAGTATTTACAGCAACCCAAACAATATCTTTCAGTTCCTTGGTTATAACTTCGTTGGCGGGTCCAAAGATGCGGCCATCCAGAACCGCGCTTTTCAAATTCATGTAGGGTGCTGGTGTCCGGTCCAGTGACACGATACCAGAACGAAGTCCAGAGCGGCGCATGGTTTGGATAAAGTCCGCAGATTGGAAGCCATCCAGTGAGACCCATTCAACCGGGTAGCCCATTTGGATTAAGGCAAACACCAGTTTCTTTAGCTTGTGGATGGGGATTTGCTGCCCCCCGGTCGGCTTGATTGTCAGAAGCCCGTCAATCTCTATGATGGGCAGGGTGTCTTTCATACCACCCCCACGGTCCACTACAGTAAAGCCCGAACAATGGCCCATGGCAAAGCCTGCGTAGTCAACCTGCAACGAAAGGTCGAGGTGGATATACCGCTTGGCCTTAGGGTTCCTGATACCATGCGCCGGGATGATCACACCCTGTTCATGGAAATTGCACCAATCCGGGTTGAAGATGTTCTTGCGGGGACCGAAGGCATCGGTGATTTTCTGGTAGTTCGGGATGAAGTTTGAGAAGCCGTGAAGGGCTATCCCGGCAATATCCTTGATTGCGCCGGGTAAATCGCTGTCAAATTGGTCCCTGTAGTCCGTGGGGACATCCAACATAAAGGGTTCTTCCGAGACCGCCGCGACTTCGTTTTCTTTCAAAACACGGGGTCTTTGGGTTCCGTCGCCACAGAACACCCGGAAACGCGCCGCGCTGAACCGCCCGTCCGGTTGAACCTCCCAAGGGCGCTTGTCGTAGATAAATATGCTGCTTTTTCCGTCCCGTTCAAGCTGCCTGTCCCGTTCTTCCTTTTTACGGTCGGTAAACTGGCCCGCGTAGTTGGCGGACCCCACAAGGCACAGCATACCAAGAACCTTGCCATCTTTCATAAAGCGGCTTTCACGGCGTCTTGCGATGGCGCGGTAATTCTCAAGCATTTGGTCCCAAGTGGCGTTAGCATCCGAAAGGCGGCTACTGCCCTTGATAACCTTCATGTGGTTAACTTCGTCAATGATCCCGCCTATGACGTTCTCACCGATGGCGGCGGTCTCCGTACCGGGCAGGGGTTCAACCACGATAACGCTATCGTGGAACCTTATCGAAGACTTCCGTTCCCCGTCATGTTTCGCATTCTCTTGAAACCATGGCGAGCCTTCCAAGGTCCGCCTTAGCCGCATGTAGTCAACCGTGAAGGCGGTGCCCCCGGTAATGGATTGCATGATGAAACTGATTTCTGAGGACGGGTCCATGCCGAACTCTTTGTGAGGGTCTCTCAGCAAGAGCAAACGGTACAGGTGGTAGATAATCGTGAAGATTGCCCCTGTGGTTTTCCCGGTCCCGATTGATCCGGTCCAGACAGCTTCCACATATTTACCAGAGCACGCCTCAATGACAGCCTCACGGACCTTGGGCCATGGTCTGGCAATGGTGCCAAGAAAGAAGGGGTCATCCATGAAGGTTGCGGCATCAACAGGGATTTCTTTGTTAGTGTCGATCCGTTCTTGGTTTTCATCAAAGACCTTGAGCATGGCGATGTAGTATTCCATGCGTTTCAAAGGGTCATCAATTTCCCCGCCTTTTGAAACGATACCCTCCCCCGCGTAGGGGTGGTGCATGAGTTCACCTTCGAACTCAGCAAGGACCGACCAAATATCCTCCACCAGTGTCTATCCCGCTTCCTTGGTGGTGTCATCCACGATTTGCTGTCTAATCGCCTCAGCGCGGCCCATAATCGCGGAGTGCCATGATCTATCGTTGGCCTTGCTATCCATTTCTTCGGTGGAACCTTGTTGGTCCTGATCCCCGAAGTGTTCCCCGACATGCAATAGCATCCTACCGTCACCAGCAAGAGCCATCTGCATTTGTTTCTGACGAATGGCTACAATGGTTTCAGCCCGCCCGTGCTCATATGCTTGCCGTGCATCGGTGCGCTTCATCAACCGGATAATGTAGGTGACGCTCACATTGTAGTACGCGGCCATCTGTTTATTGGTCAACTTCAACCGACCGAAGGCTTCGATCTGTTCAAGGTCAATAGTAACCTTGGCGTCCGGGCTACTAATCGTTGTAGGAACATTTGGTTCCGTTTTCTTTGGTATTAGGGCTGTAGGCCCGTTTCTGATTTCTACTGGCATCCTGCCCTCACAATCAGACTTTCTAGGTCGGTTTCAATTTGCACTTGAGTGCACTTAGGTTTTGTCTTGGGCGTCGGCATAAGTTTTTTTCGCTTTGATCTGCGACCTGCTTTGCCAAGCCTTAGTGTATTCGTGGTTTTTAAACAGGGCCGAAAAGCCCGTGATGTGTTTCAGGCGAAGCAATTCCTCAGGCTCCATGCCCAACTCGTTACATATATCGCCATCCTGCCAGCCCCCGTCAAGCATCTTGAACACCATATCGGCCATTCCGTCTATGGAGTGTTTCCCCCGTGCCCGGTTATGGCGGACGGTTGCGGCCATCCTGTCATTGATGTCTTTGTCTATCACAACAATCGGAAGCATCCCGTTATTGCGGTCTAGGATGTCTTGGTTGACCTTGCATGTGAAGTACCTGTGGAAGCCATCCACGATAACATATTTCTCTTGTTCAGTATCCCAAATTGTAACTACGGGTTGCGTGTAGCCATCGTGCAGAATGGACGTGTAAAGCAACTGCATTTCTTGGCTGGCCACGGCGTTAGGATTATAATCATTAGGCGTCACCATTTCTATAGGCACCCATTGAGTACGGTCCACGGGCTGTGCGGCATTGGGGCTTATGGCGTGCAATAGGTTGCGTGCCCGTTCGATTGCAGTAAGCCGTTCAACCGGGTCTTCGATACCCTTGATTTGATCCAGATCAATTTGCATGTTGCTTTTCCGCCTTCTCAAGTAGGTCCGGGGGTATCCACCCGCCATATTTAGCCTTAATTGGTTTTCCACGTTTCCATTTTACAAATTCCCCGGCTTCCGGGGTTGATCCCCAATTGGCGAGTTTGGTCATGTGGAAGTCATTTGTCAAAATCGTAGCTATCTGCGCCTTCCAAAGGCGTTCCGGTTTGAGCATACCCTCATACAGTTCGTCGTACCGGGTGAAGGTGTGTCTGAATAGTTGCTGGTGTTCCTCGTTGGTAATAAGGTTTTCCAGTAGGTGATCACGATATTCAACCCAACTGCGAAACATCCACGGTAGCTTCTTAGCGGCCTTAAACAGTTCCTTGTGGTCCATGTTACGGGCAACGTGTACCCCGCCTAGACGCTTGGTCAGAGCGTTCCACGTGTCCTGTTCAATCTCTTGCATGAAGTACAACGATTTGACAGCGGTTTCATGGTGCAGATTGCTCACCCGCATTTCCCACGCGCTGACCCCGTGCTGATACATATAATCGTAAATCTTGCAGTAAGGGGAACCCGTGTCATAGATGTATTTCCAGACATCTTTGTAGGTCCAATCCCAAACAGGGTAAAACGAATAGTGTGGTTGTGTTTTCGTTGGGTGTTTCGCCCAAGTGACATCCTTGTATTTTGGATGGGTGGTCAGGGATTGCCTACGCCCCGGACTTTCCTCAGCCCGGACCCCGCCTATGATGCAGGCTTTTTGATCTTCATGATAGGTTTGCAGGACGTGATCGAACATATCCTTAAAGCGGTCTGTCCCGAAGATGTTGGTGTGAATGCTGTTAGGTTCCTTGGGGCGCATCCAATCGTCACCCTCTTTCCAGCAGTACAAC